CCGCCGCATCGTAGGCAACAATACCATCCGGTGTCTTGCGGATATTCTTCCGCTCGGGATGACGCTGGAATCCAAAGTGGAACGTCTTGACCTTGGGGGCAAGAGTGGCAGCCTGGGCCAGAAGATTGGAGACCACCTTTGAGTACCCGGTGGTCTGGTCGACGTGTGTACTGACGAGAACGAACCTCATTTGAGTGTATTCTCTCCACTCTGTATAAATAGAATGCAGGTCAACTCTGCACAGGACTATCTGTCCTACCAGAAACGGCGTATCATTGCCGCCACATTCACCCAGAATCCTCCTCCGCCTCATCGCCGGTACAATTATGTCGTAACGGCTGTTCTGGGGAACAAGGCAACTGGATACAATCGGTTCGTTGGCCCAGCGACTCTTGCTCCGGGCACAACACCGGGTGGCAAGACGATCACGTCGACGTGCTGCGTAGTCGCCAATGGTTCTCTGGTCTAAACAATCATATGGATAAGATACAATGCCTGGCGGTTTAATGCAATTGACCCAGGTGGGGGCCCAGAACCACCTGATTAATGGCAACCCATCCATGACCCATTTCAGAGCTGTCTACCGCCGGTACACCAACTTTGCCATGGAGTCTGTTCGCATGGACTTTTCAGCAGCCAATCTCGATTTGAATGCAACGTCCAAGCGAACGCTGAGTTGTCGTATCGACCGCTACGCCCAGCTGCTGCACGATACGTATCTGTTTGTCACGCTGCCTGACATCTGGTCGCCGATGGCACCGCTGCCCATTGTGAACGGCCAGTCCGTAGCACCCCCGTCTGGATACGATCCTGGATGCAGTGCACTTGGCTACGAGTTTCAGTGGATCAAGAACATTGGCTACAATATCATCGACCACGTGGACCTGGTGGCGAACAATGTAGTCATTCAGAGCCTCACAGGTGAGTGGCTCAAGATGTACTCGTACATGACACACGATACCGCCAAACGCCGCGTCGTGAACCAGATGGTGGGCAACGTGCCCGAGATATACGACCCTGCGAATGCATATGACCGAGTCAACCAGTATCCTAACGCAGTGACCCCGGCCACACTACCGACAACTATGCCATTCACAACCATACCGGAGCCATCGATTCGCTCTCGTCAGCTGGTGATTCCTCTCCACTTTTGGTTTGCGGAGAACCCTGGTCTGGCACTTCCGCTGGTCTCGATGCAGAACTCAGAGACGTACATCAATGTAACTCTGCGTCCCCTGAATCAGCTGTATACAGTGATTGACGTCGCTCCTGCGAATCCGACCTATGGACAGCGTATTCAACCCACAGGGTCGTATCCCATTGGTCTGTTTCTGACTCCGCCGACTACCGCCGGTATCTCGTCCTCTGCGGCGGTTACGACATTCTATGCGAATCCGTATCTGGAGGGCAACTTCATCTATCTGACCGACATGGAGATGAATCAGCTCGCAACAGCTGACCAGACGTTCCTGCTGAAACAGGTTACCCACGTTCTTAAGGAGGGTCAGTATGGTGCGAACACAGACCTGGAGATTCCCATGTTCAACATGGTGACCCGAATCGTCTTTATCGCCCAGCGGTCGGACAAGTTGTCGACGAACGACTGGGACAATTACACGAATTGGCCAAGCTCGAACCGTGCCCCCTTTTCGGCTATAACTCCAGCCATAGGCGATCTGCTGTACTCGTCCGGCCAGTATCAGATTTCATCGGTGTCTCCACGCGATGCGATTGTGGATGGCCAGCTGCTCTTCGATGGCAATGAGCGGTTCAAGACGAAGCCAAAGACGTACTTCTCTCTGCTCCAGCAGTACAAGCACACAACCGGTGAACAGCCCTCTACGCTTCCCGGTGTGTACATGTATTCGTTTGGACTGAACAATGACCAATATCAACCCAGTGGTGCTGTGAACGGAAGCAAGATCAATAAGGTCGTTCTTCGCGTGTCTCTCCAGCAACCACTGCCGGTCTCTGTCGCATCTGCTTCTCAGGGCGTAGTCTGTATTCTGAAGTCAACCGCCCTCAGTCAGAATCCCGTAGTCATTCCGCCGGGAGACCTGTTGCCCCAAGCCGATGGATCGTACTTGTACACGCCTGATCAGGTGATTTCAATTGTCCCGACTATTGCGAATAACAACATCATCTTTTTGTACACGTACACCGTCGGTGTGTACGTGGAGTCCATCAATTATCTCCGTATCGTGAGCGGTCTCGCAAATCTCGTATTTGCTACTTAACAATGGGCGAGGTCAAGTTGACGAAAGCCGACTATATTGTCGGCACGCAAACGCTCGATGTCCTAGACGTTCTCAACAAACTCAAATCCGAGAACTATGGGGCAATCGAACTTTCAATGCCCAAATTAGACGAGCTCTTGCGGAAGGATAACCGCATCTCAACGCCCGCGGATGCGGAGGCCCTGCGGTTGACTCCGCCTCGGCTTGTTGTGGAGTACACCGACGAAAAGGGTATTCCGCATCATATCGACAAGGTTGGGTCTGCTCAGCCACCTCCTGTACCCACAAAGGAGCATTTCGAAGGCAAAGACGATGCGGTGGCAATCGGGGGGCGGTCAATGTTCGGCCGGCTGATTCAGACCCCATCCGAGATCTTCAAGGACATGGGAATGTTCGCAGCCAAGGGGTCGTTCCTCTTTGGATTCGCCCTCTTCTGGACAGTTATGGTTATTTGGACGTATACACAGTGGACGTACATTGGCATTGAACTCACGCCGTTGAAAGGAGCTGCGGGAGATCCAACCAAGTACACCACGGAGAATCTCGGTATCTTTTCCAAGTATGTCGTTGGACTGACCGCACTGGCCATGGCTGCTCTCGCCGCACTCTGCGAATATTCGAAGATTAACGCCACGATCGCAAAGTATATTGGGGGTACACCGGTCTATGGATGGCTGATGCGGGCGATTATGACAATCACAACTGGGTTCGCACCTATCGCAGGACTCTTCCTTCAGCTGATGATTTGGTTCACAGTGGTTCGGCCGATTGAAGCATTGAAGAAGAACCCCAGTCCGAACAGCCTCACGATACCGGGCATAGGATAACCTTGGCGTATGATAAGGATGCTGATTCAACTCCCTTGGTTGGTGGCTGGTCTGTTGACAGGATTCGTGATTGGAACGGTGTTTATCCCGCCAACACGCAAGTCTTCCGGCGTGCCGCGGCCGGGTGATCGCGAAGTATTCCACACGGACACTGGATGTGTTCGCTTTGAGGCCACGGAGGTGCCGTGCACATCCGAACCCGACTCTCTGAATCTCCTCGCATCCCAGAAGTAATGAAGGTGCCGATCACCAATGTGCTCCACCGCGGAGCACCCTTTTTCTCCTTTATCATCGGCTTGGGGTTGGCCGTGCTGCTGTTCCACCGTAGCTTTGGAGTCATGAAGACCCTGGCTATGCCCGTCGGTGAAGTGACAAGTAAAATCGTCAAGGCCGATGGAAAGTGCTATCGCTACCGCGTGGAAGACGCTGAATGCGAAATCCCGTCTAGTTCATAAACAATGGAAGGCTCCACATCGTTAGACGCTCTCCTCCCGAGTCCGCAGGGTCCGCAGTCTGCTCCTCCAGTGTACCCCGAGGCCAGTGGTCCGGGACCGAGTACCACAGGATTCGCTCCGTCGTTCAAGCCGTCGCTGCCAGCCATGACCTTCATGTTCCGCAACCTCCAGCTGTATGTTGCCTTCTTTGTCTCCACATTTGTGCTGTCTCTGGCCACACCCCGCAACCTTCTGCTTCAGTACATTCCCTCGGCGTACACATCCAATGGCGTGGTCAGCTACCAGGGTGCGGCGGTGCTGAGTGGTGCGTCGGTGGTCCTTGCCCACTTTGTGAACATCGTTATCACAAGCTTTCTCGGATAGTGTGTGGACCACACAATGCAGTGTTCGCCGGCATGGGTCTATCCCCGTATCCTCCTCGGTGCTGGACATCAGTTAACTCCGCTCTTCACAGCCAAGTACAACATTACCCATGTGGTCAATTGTGCGTTTGCGAACGATTGTCCAGAGTGGTGGAAAACGAGACATCATGGGAAGTACGCGGAACTCAATGCCATTGACTCCGTGGCTGTCAATATCTTAGATTGGTACCCCGAGTTTGAGAATTGGATGCGGCTGTTTCTGAGGTCAACCAATGGAACGGTCTTTGTCCATTGTAAGGCGGGTGTCAATCGCTCGGCCTTCTTGGTCTTGACGTTTGTATCCAAGAACTTTGGCATCGATTTCCGGACACTGCTGTCAGCCGTCCGGAAGCAGAGACCGATCATCTGCGACAATTCTGCTTTCATGAAACAGGTGGAAGACGAACTATATGGACGTGTTCAGGGTCCGGAAAACACGGGAAGCGGACTCCACGTCAATGGGGACGCTTGATTCTGTCCACCAAGACGTTGTGACCGGATTACGGGACGCAAAGACACACGATACCGCACTGGAGACCGAGGCGGCCACTTTACGTGTTCGTGTCGAGTCCCTGCGTGCGTCCAACGAGATTGCTGATGTTGTGACGTGTTCCGGATGGGAGGCCCGCATTCGCGAGATTGAAGCCGAACTAGCCCAAAAGAACCCACTGGAGGACTATTACTTGAAGAACATGGACATCCTGATGGATTATTACAATCGTCCGGATGCCTCGGCTCAACCCGCACAGACACCGAAGGATGCGGCGACGTTCATGAAGTTCTTTGCGGCAACGGTGCCGTCTGAGTCGGTGGGTGCGTCCAAGAAGCGGATGTTTGACGAGTATGTGTCCCGCATGAAGCTGGCCAACAACCCGGAGGCTATGCAGCAAATGACCGAACACTGTGTGGGGTGTAACGTGGCCCGCGAGGAGATTAGCTCAGAGGGCATTCTCGTGTGTCCGAAGTGTGGATCTGAGGAGTATTCGCTGGTGGTGTCTGACTTTCCTTCGTTTCGTGACCCGCCCAAGGAGCGGAACAATTACGCATACAAGAAGATTAACCACCTCAATGAGATTCTGAACCAGTTCCAGGCCAAGGAGTCGACCATGATTCCCGAGGAGGTTATGAACGAGGTGGTTCTGGAAATCAAGAAGCGGCGAATTGCGAACATTGCTGACTTGACGGAGAAGGAGATTCGCGAGATTCTGAAGAAGCTGGGTCGCTCCAAGTTCTATGAGCATGCGGCTCACATTCTTTCGCGGTTGAACGGCAATCCGCCGCCCACCATTACGCCGGAGATTGAGGAGAAAATCCGAGCCATGTTCCAGGAGATTCAGGCCCCGTTCCTACTGTACTGCCCCAATGACCGCACGAACTTTCTGTCGTACTCGTACATTCTGTACAAGTTCATGGAGCTGCTGGACCTTGATGAGTACAAGCCGTATTTCCCGCTGCTGAAGTCGCGAGACCGGCTTATCTCGCACGATGCGATATGGGCAAAGATATGCGAGTACTTGAAATGGGAGTATATTCGGAGTGTTTAGATAAATGCCAATTCTGCTTGAAGATTTGAAGGAGGGTCATACGTACGTCGTCAAAATGGGTGAAACAACGGTAATGACTGGAACATTCGTAGGGCTACATACCGAGCGCTTCCCCGACCCGAGGTCGACGCACGTGTGGCAGCGACTTGTCGCTTGGATCAGGAATGCTGATCAGAAGGCTGATCAGAAGGCTGATCAGAAGGTCGGAGTGTATAATGACACCTATACGTTCGAATTAGCGGCTCCGGGCGAGGCCGCCGGTGACCCAACCGAGCTGGCGGCCGGTTTTCGTGCAGTACGGGCACTGAAGGAGGGTGCGAAAGGGCGAGGGCGCAAGTCCAAGAAGTCCAAGTACCGCTCTCGGAAAACTCGTCGCACCCGCCGGTAATTCGACGTTTTAACGTAGTGTGAGTCCATATATAAATGTCACACGTTGTTCGTATCGCGGGACGAATGATTGAACTTTCGGGGCTGCACGGTGTTTGGCTTGGAACCAAGTATCCAATCGGCTCACGCATCACGCTGTATTATATCAATGGTTCCCCCACACAGACGATCGAATATGAGTCTGGTGAGTGGGAACGGGCTGAAAAAGACAGGAAAATGATAAAGGATGCCAGTAATTTACTTACACCCCGCTAACCAATACAATGGACCCCACCAAGCAGTACAAGGACAAGAAGACGGGCGTATATCTCGGTCGGTTCGTGAAGACTGTCGACGATTACCCAGATGGTCCGTGGCGTGGTGGAGCAACGTATCATACGTTCGAGAAGGATGGCAAGATGCACACGGTCAGTGGACCTTATAACGATGTCAGTGGGTATGAGATTTGTCTAGGGGGTTAATAATGGCTTGCGAAGTCAAGTGGCTCAAAGCCGGCGAAGACAAGGACGAAATCGAAAGGTTGACTGCCCTAGCGGAGGAACAACAGAACGTGTTATCCCCCGAATACCCGGATGGAGCACCGGCGAAAAATACGCGGAGTAAACTGCGGATACTTCCGTTCGATACGATGATTACTCCATGGAAATCTCAGTTTGGAACCCAACCAAATTGGCATTTTGTCGCACAGAATTCACCTCCCGATGGTCCGATATGTGGTTGGTTAACCGCACAAATAAAGAGTTCGGCTAGCAGGAACTATATATACCTATCTGAAATTAGCACTCGTCGAATCAAGGATAAGCTCTACGGTGGCGTGGGCACACGTCTACATGACGCACTCGTGGCTGCTGCTATGAATGGGGGCTACGACTTCATCTACCTATACCCAGTGAGCGAGGCGGTTTCGAAAATCTACGTGAGATGGGGATACACATCACAGTTAGGTGTTCTCCGGCATCAGTTCTATGTGTTACCTGGAAAACAAGGCCCGACCGATGCTATGATAAAGTCTCTCCTCCCCCCTCGTCCAGCGGTGGGCGTGATACAGAGAGCACGTGAGGTAATTGGGCCAGGCTTCGATGAACACAGGCGGGATGTGTTGGCCGACCCAGATAATGTCAAAGAAGTTGAGTTATTGCTAAACGAGTTCGATGAGGATAACGCAGCAGCCGAGCTTCCCGAACGCACGCGTAGACCAGAACAGCTCGCAAAAATTGCCGCAGCGGACGCTGCTCGTTTGAAAAACCAAAATGAGCGAATGTCCGATCTTCTAGAATCCATGAAGAATCCGAAGGGTGGCCGTCGTAAGACCGCCAGGAACACCCATCGTCTCCGGTTTCTTCGCAAGCACAACCTTCCTGAACACGGATACTCGGTTGGAGAGTTGTCCAAGATTTCGCACGTTCCCCGTCCCATTCTCCGCCAGGTCTATGATCGCGGCATTGGTGCGTACAAGACGAACCCCACCTCGGTGCGAATGAAGGGAACCTTCAAGAAGGGCGTGAAGGCTCCGTATAGCAAGAAGCTGAGCAAGGAGCAGTGGGCAATGGCTCGGGTGTACTCGTTCCTCGATGGAAATCCCAAGCACGACGGAGACCTCCGACGCAAAACTCGTCGCCGCCATAAGTAAATGGCAACTGAGTCTGAGTTAACGAAGAAGGTATCGAACGACACGATCGAGACATATTACTATGTCATCTTCTGGTTAGTGGCCATCTCCGCCGGCCTCGTGGTGCTCTTTGAGCTGTATGTAATGACCGTCTCGCCCAAGCGTGGTCTCTACATGTTCCTGCGTTCAGCTCCTGCACTGATCTTGGGCGTGGTGAATGCACTGTTCCTGTACATCCTCAGCGTACGGGCGTTGAAGTAATCTCGGGGATGAGTAATGACCACGTTTACGGTTGAAGACGGCATCGGCGTTCGTGTTGCACGGCGTAGAAGAGTTTGAGAGATTGGCGTTTGCAGTAGCGGCAGACCCAGACCGCCACCGGTGGACGAGGAGCTAAGAAGGTTCGGATATCCATGGCATCGAAACCCATTTTTCGTGGATAGACAGAATCCGTTTTCTACGCAACCACGTCCTTCGGGTTGATGCGTGTCGAC